GCACCTTCTAGACTATTGTGGGCATCAGGTTGATCGATTGATCGTCGATGATTATCCTCGAACTCGAAACGATTACATTTTCGATCTAATCGGAAAAACGCACGGATTCAAACTTGATTTACATAAAAAAAATCTTGGATTATCAGTCACGTGGACCGAGTTTTTCGACTATCTCAAGACGACTGATTACGATTATATCATTCATCAAGAGGACGATGTTGTCCTCAAAGAGCCTGTTCGTCTCGATGATATGATCGAAATTTTAGAGTCAGATCCTAAAATGGCTTCTGTGGTTCTTCAGAGGCAGGAATGGTATTTCCACGAGAAGCCACCACAGATCGAGGAAACAGATACTCCAATCAAGCAGTATTATTACAGCAAGAATACGAAACAGTTTCCGATTATTTTCTCATTTTATCGCCGCAGTATTATCGATTATCCCTTTAGAGAGTACTGGAAATTTACGATAAACGAGGGAATGATCATGGTTTATCTCGACTTTTTCGAGAAAATGTACTCAGCAATCCTAAAAAACTCTCAGGGAAAGAATATTATAGAGCATATCGGAGAAGAATCTACTGGTCGTCGAATCCTCCCAGGAGAACCAAACTGGGAACAGTTTGCACACATGCATCCAGATAGAGTTTACAGTTCACGAGACGGGACACTTATCGCATAAACTAAATATACAATAATTAGCGAGGTTCTACATGTCTCAGCCATCATCTCGTACTCAACTCAAAGATTATTGCCTTAGAAGAATCGGGTTTCCAGTTATCGATATCAATGTCGACGACGATCAATTAGAAGATCGTATCGACGATGCACTTTATTTGTATCGAACATATCATTATGACGGAACTGAGCGATGTTTTTTATCCTATCAAGTGACACCAGGCGATATTTCTAACACCTATATCACTCTTGCTGATTCGATTATCGGCGTTACTCGAGTTTTCCCATTCACAGGTTCTATTCAGTCATCAACATCATCGACTGGATTCAATATGTTCGATATCAACTATCAGTTGCGTTTGAACGATTTTTACAATCTAACAGCCTCCTCATATACCTATTACGTCATTGCTCGTGAGCATCTTGCTATGCTCGATATGATCGTAACAGGATTGCCTCCGTTTACTTTCAACAAACAAGTCCGTCAACTAAAAATTTTCATGAACTGGGATAAGTTCAAGGATAATGCATACCTTGCATTTGAGTGTCATAGAATTACCGATCCAGAAGTTTATTCTGGAGTTTACGACGATGGTTGGATGAAAGATTATACCACTGCTGTATTCAAACAGCAGTGGGGAACAAATCTAAAGAAATATGGTAACTATGTTCTTCCAGGTGGATTGACCATCAATGGTCAGCAAATTTACGATGAAGCGAGTGCCGAGGTTGAGAAACTGGAACAAAAACTTCGCGACACCTATGAAGAACCAACAGCCTTCATTGTAGGATAATAATGCCAACTAGTGTATATTTCAATAATCAAAGGGCTACTGTTGAACAGCAGCTGCTTGAAGATTTGATCATCGAGTCCATTCGAAATCATGGAATCGATGTTTACTATCTTCCAAGAGAATCACAATCATCAACCGATGAGTTATTCGGCGATGATCCAGTGAAATGCTATCGCCACGCCATCAAGATTGAGATGTATCTCGAGACTTTTCAAAATTACGAGGGGAACCAAGAATTCTTCAGTAAGTTTGGTCTAGAACTACAAGAAACTGCTCGCCTCTGTATGTCTCGTCGTTCATTTGAGCGTTTGGTTACAAGACAGTTTCCGCAATCTCACAATGTGCCTAAAGAAGGTGATCTGGTATATTTGCCAACTCAATTCAAATTGATGGAAATCAAATTTGTTGAGGAAGAAAAAAACTTCTTTCAATTAGGTAAAGACGCAAAGAATCCATACATGTATGGATTGTCAATGGAAGCGTTCAAATATAACGGTGAATTACTTCAAACTGGTGTTACTGAAATTGATAGCATTCCAAACGTACAAGCATATGCACTAGACTTTACACTAGATGCTGGTGGATCAGGAACTTTCACTAATCTAGAATGGGTTTACCAGGGAACGTCATTAGAAAATGCTGTGGCAAAAGCAGTCGTTGCTGGTTGGGATAAGCCATCTAGAAAACTCAAACTTAGAAATATCAAAGGTGAGTTTGTTGCAGGGTCTTTGGTCAAAGGAAATGGCAGCGGCGCTCAATGGAATATTGCCGATGAAGCAGACGTAATGCGTAATTCTAATTATGAAAGTGTGGAAGATAACGAACGCATTGAGCAAGAAGCAGATAATATTCTTGACTTCAGTGAAGCCAATCCATTTGGTGAAGCATAATGTTATCAGGCGTACACTTTTATCATAGAATCACTCGTAAAATGGTCGTTGCTTTCGGCACGATGTTCAATAACATCATGCTCAAACGATACAATAAAGCAGGCACGCAAGAAATTGAACGCATCAATGTGCCTTTGATGTATTCGCAAAAAGAAAAATTCTATCAGCGTATTACACAAGATCCTGAGTTGACAAAAGAAACTATGATGACATTGCCACGTATGAGTTTTGAACTCGCTGGCATTACATACGATCCTTTGCGTAAGCGCAGCAGTTTCACGAATAGTTTTGCTGATGGCAATTCAGTATCAAAAGTAAAGAATGTTCGCGCAACACCATACAACTTTGATTTTACATTGAACATCTATGTAAGAAACGTTGAAGATGGCACACAAATCGTTGAGCAAATTCTTCCGTACTTTGCGCCAGATTATACTGTAACAATGGATTTAGTCGGTGTTCCAGCTGAGAAGGTGGATGTGCCATTCATTCTCAATTCTGTTTCGCAAGATGTAGATGATGTTGGCGGTGCAGATCCTATAAGAATTATAATTTGGACTTTGACATTCACTGCCAAAGGTTATATGTACGGTGCTACAACTGAATCTAAGATTATTCGCAAATCAACAGCAAATACATATGATAGTACATTCAGTCAAATCAATGAACGCGAGATTGTGTTCAGTGCTGGTAATGGCACGTTCAAAGTTGGTGAGTTGGTTTACGAAGGAAGAACTCTAGCAGCTGCAAATGCCACTGCATTTGTACACTCTTGGGATTCTACAAGCAACACTATGATTGTGGTTGACACAAATGGACTTTTGAGAGAAGGAAGATATATTACTGGTGCAGTCAGTAATGCTTCTTGGAACATTTCAAGTTTCAGCGTTGCAGATCGACAACTTGTAAGACAGATTATCTATCCAAATCCTATGAACGCAAATGCAGATACTGCATTTGGATTTACAGAAATCTTGCAAGAATACCCATACTTCTTTGATGATAGAGTTGATAGTACACTTATCAGCGTTGACAGTGGAACTAAAACAGTTGACGATAATTTCTAAGAGAATAAGAGATGACACAACAAATAATCGATATTGGCGCAGCACCTAATGATGGCACTGGCGATACAATTCGTGAAGCGTTTGAGAAAGTAAACGAAAACTTCACAGACTTGTATGCTGGTGCAGGGGCTGATACTGGACCACAAGGTCCACAGGGTCCACAAGGACCAACTGGCGCACAGGGTATTGCTGGTAACATCGGTCCTACTGGACCAAGTGGTGTTGCTGGTCAAATTGGACCACAAGGTCCTCAAGGTCCACAAGGTATTCCTGGTAATCTTGGTCCACAAGGACCAACTGGCGCACAGGGTATTGCTGGTAACATCGGTCCTACTGGACCAAGTGGTGTTGCTGGTGAAATTGGACCACAAGGTCCTCAAGGTCCACAAGGTATTCCTGGTAATCTTGGTCCACAAGGACCAAGTGGACCATCGGGTGCTGCTGTAGTTGGTCCACAAGGTCCTACTGGTCCATCAGGTCCAGCAGGTTCTTTTGGTGGCATTACGCTCGATTACACTTTCGATTCAAATACTGGCAATAGCGATCCAGGAACTGGTCGGCTCAAATTCAACAATAATGTTTTGTCTAGTGCAACGCAATTGTACATTAGCGAGAATGATGATTCTTCAGTTGATGTAACTGCACTATTACAAACAATTGATGACTCAACGTCAACAATCAAAGGACACTTCAAGATTAGTGAAAAATCTAATATTGAGGCTTTTGCGATTTTCACAATTGGATCAGCATCACATCCAGGCATCTACTCAATAGTCAATTGTGCTTATGTTTCTAGCACAGCAAATATGGCTGGTCAAGTATTCCAAAATGGTGATGATGTTCTCATCACATTTGCGCGTACTGGTGATCTTGGTGACACAGGTCCACAAGGACCAACAGGACCAGAAGGTCCAAGTGGACCAAGTGGTGTGGCAGGCAGCGTAGGTCCTCAAGGACCAACAGGTCCTGCAGGATTGAATGGCGATATGGGACCAACAGGACCAAGTGGTGTTGCTGGAGATACAGGTCCTCAAGGACCAACAGGACCAAGTGGTGTTGCTGGAGATACAGGTCCTCAAGGACCAACAGGACCAAGTGGCGTTGCTGGTGGGGCAGGACCAACTGGTCCAAGCGGCACTAATGGTGATCCAGGACCAACAGGACCAAGTGGTGTTACTGGCGCAGCAGGTCCACAAGGACCACAAGGACCAGTCGGTGCTGTTGTATATGATGGCGGAACACCAAGTACAGACTTTAGCGTAGGACTAAATATCAATTGCGGAGGCGTAACCTAACATGGCATATATTCAACTTCAATTTCGTCGCGGTACTGCTTTAGAGTGGTCTACTGCGAACACAGTTCTTGCGCAAGGCGAATTTGGTCTTGAGACTGATACAAGTCAGTTCAAAGTTGGTGATGGCACCACGGCATGGAACATATTAGCATATGGTGGTATTGTTGGTCCATCTGGTCCGTCTGGTCCAGAAGGTCCACAAGGTGTCACTGGTCCACAAGGTCCTCAGGGTCCACAGGGTCCACAGGGTCCTCAAGGTCCATCAGGTGTTTCAAACGTTCCTGGTCCGCAAGGTCCACAAGGTGACGTTGGACCACAGGGTCCAGAGGGTCCACAAGGACCAGAAGGTCCGCAGGGTGTAACTGGTCCGCAAGGTCCAGAAGGTCCGCAGGGTCCAGAGGGTCCTCAAGGTCCACAAGGTGTAACTGGTCCACAAGGTCCACAAGGTCCTCAAGGACCAGAAGGTCCTCAAGGTGTTGTTGGTCCACAAGGTCCACAAGGTCCTCAAGGACCAGAAGGTCCGCAGGGTCCACAAGGTGTCACTGGCGACACTGGTCCGCAAGGACCACAAGGTCCGCAAGGACCAACTGGCGCACAGGGTAACTTTGGTGGCGCAACTTTTGAATATAATTTCCAAACTGATACATCAGATACTGATCCTGGCAATAGTTCATTGAAATTGAACAATGCGTCAGCAACACTTGCTGATAAACTTTGGATTGATTATGTTGATGAGAGCGGCACAGATATTCAAAATTATCTTGCTACAATCGACGACTCAACATCATTGATCAAGGGTCACTTCCGTATCACAAATAAGGCAAATTCAGCAGACTTTGCACTCTTCACTATCAGTAATTTGGTAGACAAGACATCATACTATGAAGTGGGATGTTCGTTTGTTTCTGGTAGTGCTGCAGCATTTAGTTCTGGTGAAGAAATTCTCATTACATTTGCTCGTACTGGCGATAAAGGTGAAACTGGTCCAACAGGTCCACAGGGTCCGACTGGTCCTTCTGGTGGTCCAACAGGTCCACAAGGACCACAAGGTCCTGAAGGTCCTCAAGGTCCATCAGGCGTATCAAATGTCGCAGGTCCACAAGGTCCTCAGGGTCCACAGGGTCCACAGGGTCCTCAAGGACCACAAGGCGTTGATGGTCCACAAGGTCCTCAAGGACCACAGGGTCCACAAGGTGTAACTGGTGACACTGGTCCACAGGGTCCTCAAGGACCGCAAGGTGTGACTGGTGATACTGGTCCTCAAGGACCACAGGGTCCACAGGGACCAACTGGCGCAACAGGAAACTTTGGTGGTGCAACATTTGACTATACGTTTAGTGCAAATGACTTCCAAAGCGATCCAGGTACTGGCAAACTCCGTTTGAACAATACGACAATTACTTCTGCAAATAAATTGTGGATTGATTATCTTGATGACAACGGAACGCAAGTTCAAAACTTCTTGACTACAATTGATGATTCAACGTCAACAATCAAGGGTCACTTCCGTATCAGTAACAAGACAAATTCAGCAGACTTTGCATTGTTTACAATCAGCGGCTTGACAGATCGTACTGGTTACTTCGAAGTGGATTGCGCATACGTTTCAGGTAGCGCAAGCAGCTTCAGTGACGCAGAAGATATTGTAATTACCTTTGCTCGCACTGGTGACAAGGGTGATACAGGTGCTGCTGGTCCACAAGGTCCACAAGGTCCTCAAGGACCACAGGGTCCACAAGGTCCACAAGGTCCTCAAGGCGTTGTTGGTGACACAGGTCCACAGGGTCCACAAGGACCACAGGGTGTTGAGGGTCCACAAGGTCCACAAGGTCCTCAAGGACCACAAGGTCCGCAGGGTCCACAGGGTGTTATCGGTGACACAGGTCCACAAGGACCACAGGGTGTGATTGGTAACACTGGTCCGCAGGGTCCACAGGGTCCACAAGGACCAACTGGCGCGACTGGTGGATTTGGTGGTGCAACGTTTGACTTTACCTTTGATTCAAACACTTCAGATAGTGATCCTGGTCAAGGTAAGTTGAAGTTGAACAATGGCACTGTCACGGCAGCAGATCGTTTGTGGATTGACTACCTTGATGACAATGGTACAAATATCTACAACTTCCTCGCTACAATCGATGACTCAACATCAACGATCAAGGGTCACTTCAAGATCAGCAATAAGTCTGATCCAAGTGACTTTGCATTGTTTGTTGTCAACAGTCTAACAGACAAGACAAGTTACTTTGAAGTAAATTGCTCTTATGTTTCTGGTAGTGCTGCGACATTCAGCAACGCAGAAGATCTATTGATTACATTTGCTCGTACTGGCGACAAGGGTGAGGCTGGTCCACAAGGTCCAACAGGTCCATCTGGTCCTTCAGGTGGTCCACAAGGTCCACAGGGTGCGGCTGGTCCACAAGGTCCGCAAGGTCCATCTGGCGCAGCTGGTCCGACTGGTCCAGTGGGTCTCCCAGTAGCCAATGGCAATAGTAATATCGATATTGCTACAGTCAATGGTAATCTTACCATTACAGCATATGGAACTCAAACTTGGACATTTGATGATACTGGTAACTTGACCTTGCCATTAGGCAGTATTGTTCATGAAACCAACATTCCAGACCAATCACTTAGTGGTAGTGCTATTGCTTTAAAACCAATAGGTGGAACTACTGCCAATCAACAGTTATTAATATATCCAACAGCGTTTGACGGTGATCACATTCACTTGACAAGTGGAAACTTGTATGCAACCGAGTTGTTCTTAGGTAGTGATAATTTATATGTTAAGTTAGCAAGCACAGGCGACATCGTAATCAATTCTAATGATGGCACTGGTAATGCAAGTCAGTGGATGTTTGGTACTAATGGTGCTATAGGATTCCCAGATAGCACTTATCAAACAACTGCGTTTACAACATCACCTTCATTGAATGCGCTAAATGTCAAGCAAGTGTTTGAATCAACAAATGCATTGTCTAGTGCAACTGGAACTGTGACGCATGACTGTGCTCTTGGGCATATCTTTGTTCACTCAAGCATCAGCGCAAACTTTACTGCAAACTTCACGAATGTAACAATTCCTGCAAGTAACGCAACATCGTTCACGCTAGTGTTGAATCAGGGTGGAACTGCATATGTACCAACTGCTGTACAAATCGGTGGTCAAGCACAGACTGTTGTATGGCAAGGTGGTTCACAACCAGCTGGTAGCGCAAACAAGAAAGACGTTGTGTCATTCAGTGTTGTGAATAATGCGGGAACTTGGATTACTCTTGGTCAATTGACGACCTTCGGATAATTCAATGTTCAGTTCTTTTAGTGGTTCTAGGGCATATGGTAGGAAAGGGATTTCCTACCTTCCTGGTGTTGTTGCGCGAAGATATAATGGTGGATATTTTGCCGATGATGTATCGTGGTTTGCTTCACAAACTGTCTCCTCTACCACAATTCAAGTTGGGTCAATATCAGAGCCAGCCAGCGATGACGGAAGCAATTTCAGTTATCAATGGTTGGGATATTTTAGACCAACAACTACTGAAACATATACTTTTTATTTGAGTAGTGATGATGCGTCTTATATGTGGTTGGGAGCAAATGCTATTTCTGGATTTACTACTGAAAATGCATTAGTCAATAATGGTGGTCTGCACGGACCAGTTGAGGTCAGTGGCAACGTTGCTCTGAGTGCAGGAATATACTACCCAATAAGAATTCAGTTTGGTGAAATGAGCGGTGGTGATGTTTGCACATTTAGTTTCTCAACACCAACGATTGCAAAAACAACCACTACAACAGGGCGCACATTCTATAATCCTAATTCAATGGGGTTATAGAAATGCTAAATAGTTTTACAAGTTCGTTTCAATTTGGAAGGCGTAATATTATTGGTTTTACTAAAAGTGGACTAATACTTTATTACGACCCAAGCAATGCTGACAGTTATCCTGGATCAGGAACAACTATAAACAGTCTTGTTTCTCCAAATTTATCTGGAACTTTGAGCAACATTACTTACACTAGTCCTGCTTTCAATTATGGCGGAAATAGTTATGTTAGTATTGCCGACAATTCATCACTCGAGCCAGGTAGCGGTAGCTGGACTATGGAAGCATGGTTCAATGTATCTTCAGCATCTACTAGCGGTGTAATACTTGGGAAGTTTGATAATGGTGGATTGGCACAAAATGTGTCATATTCTATCAGATATAACACTAGCAGAAGTTTGGTTGCTCAATTCAGTAACGGTTCTCCATCAACTTTTGTCGAAAGTTCATCATATACTTTCTCATTGAACACATGGTATCAAGTAGTTTATGTATGGACTAATAGCGGACTTACAAAAACTATTGACACATATATCAATGGATCATTGATAGGCACAGTAAATCATACTTTTGCTAGTATCTTGAACTCTACTAATCCACTATATTTGGGTAGTTATAACGGCGGCGAGTATAGTCAATATGTTACTGGCAAAATTGGTGTCACTAGATTGTACAATCGATCACTAAATTCTGCGGAAGTTGCGCAAAATTATAACAATGATAAATCTAGGTTTGGTTTATGAGTGATGTAGATAAAAATCTTGCTGACATTTTGAATACTGATTATGTTCCCGTAGTGAGCGAAAAATCAGATAAGCCCATCACAATTCATCAGGACGAATCACAAAATCCTGATGCGCATTATTCACGCGCAAACTATTATAACCTAATCGAAAAGGGCAACGAAGCACTTGATGGTATTCTTGAGGTTGCTCGTGAATCGCAACATCCAAGAGCATATGAAGTTGCTGCAAACATGATCAAGAATCTCTCTGACGTTACAGAGAAACTCATGATTTTACAAAAGCAGCAAAAAGATCTCATACCAAAAGAGCAGCAAGCACAAACACAAAACATCAATGTAGATAAAGCAGTGTTTGTTGGTAGCACAGCGGAACTATTGAAGCAACTAAAGAATGAATCTGCCAAGTAGAATAAAGAATTATCTTGGTAATCCAAGACTAAAACGAGTCAATATGACGCTGAATCTGACTGAAGATCAAGTCAGAGAGTATGTCAAGTGCTCAGAAAGTCCAACATATTTTATTGAGAACTACGTCAAGGTCGTTATGCTTGACACTGGTTTTACTCAAATCAAACTATATCCATTTCAGAAAGAAGCCATTGATAAGTTCAATAAGAACCGCCAGATTATCGTAAAGGCAGGACGTCAGGTCGGTAAGACCACGATGGTTGTTGGTTACATTCTTTGGTATGTTCTATTCAATCAAGATAAAACCGTCGCGATTCTTGCTAACAAAGCCAGTACGTCAAGAGAAATTTTGAATCGTATCAAACTCGCCTATGAAGCACTACCGCTTTGGATTCAGCAGGGTGTCAAAACCTGGAACAAGGGTGATATTGAATTAGAAAACGGTTGTCGTATTCTTGCTAACTCAACGGCATCTAGCGCGATCCGTGGTTTCTCCATCTCGCTTCTATACCTTGACGAGTTTGCATTCGTCCCGACAAATATCGCTGATGAATTCTTCACGTCCGTTTATCCTACCATTTCTTCTGGTAAAGATTCTAAGATTCTAATTTCTTCGACACCAAACGGCATGAACCACTTTTATAAGATGTGGACTGATGCGGTCGAAGGGCACAACGGTTTCACTTATATCTCTGCAAACTGGCGTGAAGTTCCAGGTCGTGACCAAGCATGGGCTGATGAGCAATTCCGTGTTCTTGGCGATCAGAAGTTTATGCAGGAAATGGAATGCGAATTCCTCGGATCGTCAGGCACGTTGATCAGCGCTCGAGCTTTGCGCGCGATGTCGTTCATCAAACCGACGATAACCACTGGGATAGAGAATTTGAATATCTATGAAGAAGCGAAGCCAGATAAGATTTACTTCATAACTGTTGATACATCTCGCGGTAAGGGGTTAGACTACTCAGCCTTCACCGTTATTGATACAACTCAACTGCCATATAAAGTCGTTGCGACATATAAAGATAATGAGATCAGCCCACTTGTCTATCCTGCGGTTCTAAAACAAGTCGGTATGTATTACAACAATGCATATCAGCTGATCGAAACGAACGATAACGGTCAACAGATCGCCGATATCCTATTCGAAGATTACGAATACGAACATATTCTCTCGACGGTCGAGCACGGTAAGTCTAAACTCAATAAAAAACTTTTGGTCAACTTTGGTTATGGTCAAAAAAGCGGTCGCGGTGTCAAAACAACGAAATCAGTCAAACGATTGGGTTGCACTCTATTGAAAAATCTAATCGAAAGAGAGCAGCTAATTATCCAAGACTATGAGATTATCTCAGAACTCTCCACTTTCGTCAGTAATGGGGTGTCGTTCGAGGCTGAAGAGGGTAGCCACGACGATTTGGTAATGTGTTTGGTTCTTTTTTCTTGGCTCACGAGTCAAAAATTCTTTACAGACATGACGAATATCGATATTCGAAGAAAACTCAACGAAGAACACCTGAAAATGATCGAAGAAGAATCCATCGGCGATTCTATTTTAGCAGGTCATATAGATGTAGATAATGGATCTTCTGTTGCATTTGTTGAAGATGGAGCTGTTTGGTCGAGTGTGGAACGGTAAAAACCCCAAAATACTAAATAATCAGTAGATTTCTTATCCTCCAAGACAGGAGCAAAAACATGGCTTTTCAAGTATCACCAGGTGTGAATGTATCTGAAATTGATGCAACTACAGTTGTTCCAGCAGTTTCAACAGCCACTGGCGCTATTGGTGGCGCATTCCAGTGGGGTCCAATCGACGTCCTCCGTCAAGTTTCTTCTGAAGATGAACTTGTAGAAGTATATGGCAAACCAGACGCCACTACTTTCCTACCATTCTTCACCGCTGCAAACTTCCTTTCTTACAGCAACAGCCTATTCGTATCACGTGCTGATGCTGCAACGCTCAACTCTGCAGTTGCATTGAATGTTGATCCAGTCTCTTGCGCTGCAAACGTCAAGATGAAGAGTGAAGATCACTACTTCTCAACGTATCATAGCGCATCAAACACAGATATCGTTCTTGCTGCTCGCTATCCTGGTTCACGCGGTAACTCATTGAAGGTCGCCTTCATTGCAAACGCAAACGCTTCTGTGTTCGGTTCTGCTGCATACCGTGAGTTTTTCGATTCTGCTCCTGGAACTTCTACATGGGTTGCTGCTAATCACAACAGCCTAGCAAACGACGAAATGCACATTGCTGTCATCGACGAAGATGGATTGTTCTCAGGAACACCAAACACCGTCATCGAACGCTTTGCTTATGTCTCAAAGGCAACAAACGCCAAAGACGAATCTGGCAATAGCATTTATTGGAAGGATGTTCTCTATCGCAGCTCACGTTATGTTTATGGCTTCGGTCAAAATAACGACACATGGGGCGTTGCTGCTAACTCAACTCATGCATTCGAAGGTGAGAATCTAACGATTTCTTTCGCTCGCGGTACAGATGGTACAGTGACGACTGGAAATGTTATGAACGCTTACAATCAGTTTGCTTCAACAGAAAACGTAGACATCTCTCTAGTAATGACAGGTGGTTATGGTGAATCAGTTGCTGAGAAGGTAATTGATATTGTTAGCGCACGTCGCGACGCAGTAGGATTTATCTCACCAAATTATGCAAACGTAACTGCTACTGATCCAGTAGCCTCAGTAGTCAACTACCGCGAGGCTCTACCATCAACATCATACGCTGTGATGGACAGCAACTGGAAGTATATGTACGACAAGTACAACGACACTTACCGTTGGGTTCCATGTAACGGTGACGTTGCTGGTCTCTGCGCTCGTACAGACCAAGAACGCGATCCATGGTTCTCACCAGCTGGATTCAATCGCGGTCAGTTGAAGAACGTCATCAAGTTGGCATATAACCCAAGCCAAGCAAATCGTGACGAACTATACAAGAAGGGTGTCAACCCAATCGTATCGTTCCCAGGCGAGGGCGTGGTTCTATATGGTGACAAGACGTTGCTTGCTAAACCAAGCGCATTTGATCGCATCAATGTACGTCGCCTCTTTATTGTTCTAGAAAAGGCAATCGCAAGAGCAGCCAAGGCAAGCCTCTTCGAACTCAACGACGAGTTCACAAGAGCAACCTTCGTAAATCTTGTTGAGCCATTCCTACGCACAGTACAGGGTCGTCGCGGTATCTATGACTTCCGTGTTATTTGTGACGAAACAAATAATACTCCAGAAGTTATCGATCGCAACGAGTTTATTGGTGACATCTATATCAAGCCAGCACGTAGCATCAACTTTATCCAGTTGAACTTTGTCGCTGTCCGTACTGGTGTTGCCTTCGACGAAATCGTTGGTCGTTTCTAATAAATAGACTAGGATAAAGTCAGGAGAAAACAATGGCTTTTAATGTAAATTCATTCCGTACCCAACTTACTGGTGATGGCGCACGTCCTAATCTGTTTGAAGTACGACTCACGTTCCCTAATTATGCATCACTTGGTGCTGCTGCGTCGGTCAAATCTTCTTTCATGGTAAAGACTGCTGCTCTCCCAGGTTCAACAGTTGGTATGGTTACAGTACCTTACTTCGGTCGCGAAGTGAAGGTTGCTGGTAATCGTACTTTTGCTGATTGGTCAGTAACAATTATCAACGATGAAGACTTCTTGATTCGCAACGCAATGGAATCATGGATCCGCGGAATCAACGATAACGTTTCTAACCTACGCTCAACAAGAGCAAGAACGTCACAATCATATGGCGTTGATGCTGAAGTTCTTCAGTTTTCCAAAGATGGCAGACAGTTGAAGAAATACAAGTTTGTTGGTATGTTCCCAACAGACATTGCTCAAATTGATCTAGACTGGGGTTCAAACGATACGATCGAAGAGTACACAGTAAACTTCGCATATCAGTATTGGGAATCAGTTGATCGTGGCGGTCTTTCAAGTTTGAGATCACCAGTTGAATCTCTTCTTGGCGCTTAATGCCGCTTGAAAAGGGGGAGGATATCCTCCCCCATTTTATTATGAGGTAATGCATGGCAATCAATCTATTCGGATTCGAAATAACACGAAAGAAAGGCGAAGAAGGTCCGCAACAACTTCAGCCTCAAATCACTGCACCTGTTTCAGATGACGGTGCTCTTGCTATCAATGCTGGTGGATACTTTGGAACTTATCTAGATCTTGAAGCCAGTTTCAAAAATGAAAATGATCTCGTCACTCGCTATCGTGAAATGGCAATGCAGCCAGAACTCGAAGCAGCTATTGACGAAATTGTCAACGAAGCAATCGTACACGATGTAACTGGTAAAAGCGTTTCAATTATGCTCGATGATCTTGAGCAGCCAGATAAAATCAAAGACATGATTCGCGAAGAATTCGATAATGTTCTTCGCATGCTCGATTTTTCTAATCGCGGCGCTGATGTTTTCCGTAACTGGTACATTGATGGTCGCGTTTTCTATCAGGTTCTAATCGACGAAAAACAACCAAAACTTGGCATTCAAGAATTGGTTTACATTGATCCTCGTAAGATCAAAAAGGTTCGTACGATTATCAAGAACAGAGACCCAAGAACTAAAGTTGATGTGATCGCAGGTATTGAAGAATTCTACGTCTTCAATGAACGCGCATCAGTACAAGGTCAACAGATTGTAACTTCAGTCAGTTCTCCAAACTCTGTTCGTATTGCGCCAGACGCAATTATCAATATCAACTCAGGAATTCTTGACGCAAGACGTCAAATGGTTTTGTCTTACCTTCACAAGGCAATCAAGCCCCTCAACCAGCTCCGAATGGTTGAGGACGCTGTTGTAATCTATCGTTTATCGCGTGCACCAGAACGTCGTGTGTTCTATATTGATGTTGGTAATATGCCAAAGATCAAAGCAGAACAATATCTTCGTGATATCATGACAAAGTTCCGCAACAAGGTTGTATACGATAGTTCAACTGGTGAAGTCAAAGACGATCGTAAGTTTATGTCAATGATGGAAGACTTCTGGATCCCACGTCGCGGTGAAGGCAAGTCAACTGAAATTACAACTCTTCCAGCAGGTCAAAATCTTGGTGAATTGTCTGACGTAAAGTATTTCGAGTCAAAACTATACAAATCATTGAACGTTCCAATTTCTCGTTTGGAACAAAACCAAGGATTCTCTCTTGGTCGTACAACAGAAATTACTCGTGATGAATTGAAGTTTACAAAGTTCATTGATAGAGTTCGTGCTAAATTTAGTACATTGTTTGATGAGTTGATGAAGCGTCAACTTGCTCTCAAGGGTATTTGCTCTGTTGATGAGTGGGAGAAGTTGAAAGAAAAAATTCACTACGACTTCCTCAAAGACAATAACTTTGCAGAGTTGAAAGAATCAGAGTTGATGACATCTAGAATTCAACTCATGAATCAAATTGATCCATACGTTGGAACATATTTCTCTAAAGCATGGGTCAAAAAGCATGTCCTTCACTTTGATGAAGAAGGCATTGAAAGAATGGAAGAGGAACTTGAACAAGAAAGAGCACAAGCAGATGCAATGGGTCTAAACAACCTTTCCGTTTCTGCTCAAAATGCTGCTGTTGCTCAAAATGCTGCCA